TATGATGTAAAAACAGGTAAAGTGTTAGTAGAGTTGTTGCCTAAAGAACTCCGAGACGAGTATGCAAATATTTGATTGGCTTAAGCAAATCACTTACGAAAAACAATCTTGGGACTCATTTACTGAGGAAGACAAAACATCATTTAATCCTTATTTGATCCACCGCTTCCTCAGTATGAATCCTGAGTATATTGAATTTGTAAACCTGATTCAAAATATTCCTTACACTGAAAAGGAAAAAATATATAAACTATATTTATATATGATTCCAAAGAAAAACATGTTTTTAAAATATATTAAATCAAATAGAACCAAAACTAAAGAAGAGCTATTACAGCATATAGCTTCTCATTATGAATGTTCTCTACGTGAGGCGTATGAGTATTATCATATGCATCATAGTGATACTATTAAGAATATTTTAAAGAAAAGAGGTGTTGATGATAAAGAAATTAAAAAGTTATTAAAATAAAATGGACAGTATAGTAACATCAGTTATAAAACAATTCGAAGAACGTAGTATCAAAGGTAAAGAAAAGTATGGTACTGATTTAGATAGAGAAGATTTAGCATTAATAGATTGGATAGAACATGCTAAACAAGAGCATATGGATGCTATTCTATATCTAGAAAAACTTAAACAACAATACCTTAAAGAACTTGAATCGTGAAAATACCTTCTATAGTAAAAACGATTCAGAAACAACCTATACAGGAAATTAACTATGCGTTCCACAAAACAATTTCTTATAGTCAGTTTTCTATCTATCATGAGTGTCCTCATAAATGGAAACTACAATACAAAGATGGCTTACAAGAATATTCATCTACTATCCATACTGTTTTCGGAACCGCTATGCATAGTGCCATTCAGCATTATCTTACTTTAGCATATAATGAAAGTGCAGCAGCAGCTGATAGATTTGATTTAGAAACATTTTTTGAAGATGAATTTAGAAAAACATACCTAGAAGAATACAAAGCAAATAAAGATACTCACTTCACTAGTGCGGTTGAAATGAGAGAATTTTTTGATGATGGTATAGCTATTTTAAATTACTTTAAGAAAAAACGAGGTAATTACTTTAGTAAACGTGGATGGTATTTAGTTGCTTGTGAGTTACCTATTGTTATAACGCCTAATAACGCGTTTAAAAACGTTTTATACAAGGGTTATATTGATATGGTAATGTATCATGAACCTACAAATACCTTTAAAATATACGACTTTAAAACATCAACTCGAGGATGGAATGAAGATGCTAAGAAAGATGAGCGTAAACAGTTCCAATTGTTATTTTATAAAAAATACTTTGGAGAGCAGTATGGTGTTCCTGAAGATAATATTGATGTTGAGTTTATTATATTAAAAAGAAAAATATGGGAGGAAAGTGAATATCCTCAAAGTCGAATCCAAGAATTTGCTCCTCCAAGTGGTAAAATTAAAATGAAAAAAGCATTAACTGCTATAAATAACTTTATAAATGAATGTTTTAATATAGACGGAACATACAAAGACACATTACATCTTGCAACACCTAGCAAAAACTGCCAATGGTGTCCTTTCAATGAGAGGAAAGATCTTTGTAACAAATAGTGTTTTTGTATATATTTATATACAAATGATGTTATGGATAAAAAGGATATGACACTAACAAGCGTTAAAGTACAAAGCGACTTGTTTGAAGATTTTAAATTAGAATGTGTTAAGCGAAAATTTTCTTTACAAAAGCTTGTAGATAGAGCAGTCCATTTGTATCTTACATCAGATGAATTTAGAAAATCAATTCACAATCACAATAATTTAAATCGATAAAAGTTTTATGAATCAAAGTTTTGCGTATTTGCCTCAAAATGAGAGGAAAAAAATACTTTTGATTTGTGATGACATTCGAGTACACTCAGGTGTAGCAACTGTCGCTCGCGAATTAGTATTAAACACAGCCCAGCATTTTAATTGGGTTAATGTAGGAGGTGCTATTAACCACCCAGAACAAGGTAAACGATTAGATCTATCACCTGATACTAATAAGAATACCGGTTTAACTGATAGTTCTATTATTCTATATCCAACTAACGGATATGGAGATGCTAGGTTAGTTAGACATTTGATCCAAATGGAAAAACCAGATGCTATTTTCTTGATTACAGATCCAAGATACTTTATTTGGTTGTTCCAAATTGAAAATGAGATTAGAAAGAAAATGCCTATTATCTATCTTAACATTTGGGATGACTATCCAGCTCCAATGTATAATAGATCATATTATGAGTCATGTGATGCTCTATTAGCTATCTCTAAACAAACTAAAAATATTAATACTTTAGTATTAGGTGATAAAGCTAAAAATAAAGTTATTGAATATGTACCTCATGGTTTAAATGAAAATATTTTTAAACCACTTGATGTTAATACACATGAATTAAAGGAATTTAAAAAGAAATTATTTGGAGGTAAAGAAATTGATTTTGCTTTATTCTTTAACTCTCGAAACATTCGAAGAAAACAAATTCCAGATACAATGTTAGCTTATAAGTTATTTGTTGATGGATTGCCTGAGGAACAAGCTAAAAAATGTGCTTTTGTATTACATACTCAAGTAGTAGATGATAATGGTACTGACTTAGAAGCAGTAAGAGAATTGTTATTTGGTGATGACAAAAAATATAATATTATTTTCTCCCCAGCAATGCTCCCAGCAGATCAAATGAATCTGCTCTATAATAGCACTGACTGTCAGATCCTATTAACTAACAATGAAGGTTGGGGATTAAGTTTAACTGAATCACTATTAGTAGGAAATCCAATTATAGCAAATGTTACTGGAGGAATGCAAGACCAAATGCGCTTCAGTAAAAAAGGTAAATGGATTGATTTTGATGCTAAGTTCCCCTCAAACCATAATGGTACAGTTAAAGAACATGGTGAATGGGCGTTTCCAGTTTACCCAACTAACCGCTCAATTCAAGGTTCACCATTAACACCTTACATTTGGGATGATAGATGTAATGCAGAAGATGCAGCTGCTCAGATTAAGACATTATATGATTTGTCTAAAGAAGAAAGAAAAGCTTATGGTTTGAAAGGACGTGAATGGGCTTTATCAGATGAAGCAGGATTTACAGCTTCAAATATGGGTAAAAAAGTAATTACCACTTTAGATAAGTTATTTAAAACTTGGAAACCAAGAGAAAAATATGAGTTAGTAAATGCTAACGAAGTTAAACCTAAAACAGTACCTCACAAATTAGTTTATTAATACCAAAAAGTTATATGAAACCATTATTTTTTATTAGCTGTCCTATCGACACATATAGTGGATACGGAGCACGTTCTCGAGATTTAGTTAAAGCTATCATTGAGACAGACAAATATGATGTTAAAGTTATTCCTCAAATGTGGGGCAATACACCTTGGGGTTTTATTGAAGACAATCCTGAATGGGAATTTTTAACACCTCATTTATGGGCACAGCCTCAACTCCCAAAACAACCTGAAGTATGGATGCAGATTACAATTCCAAGTGAATTTCAACCAATTGGTAAATTTAATATTGGAGTAACAGCGGGTATTGAAACAACATTATCACCTGGTGACTGGATTGAAGGTATTAATAGAATGAATTTAACATTAACATCTTCTGAGCATTCAAAAGAAACATTTGTTAAAACTGTACTTCAAAAAGTAGATCAACGTACTAATCAAACAGTAGGACAACTTCAAGTTGAAAAACCAATTGAAGTGTTATTTGAAGGTGCTAACACTGATATCTATAAACCACTTGATACAGTAGAATCATTTCCTGAATTAACTGATATTAAAGAAAAATTTTGTTATTTGTTTGTAGGTCACTGGATTAATGGTGACTTAGGCGAAGATAGAAAAAATGTTGGTTTGTTGATTAAAGCGTTTTATGAAACCTTTAAAAACAAAAAACAAAAACCAGCACTTATTTTAAAAACATCTCAAATAGGTTCTTCATATTTGGATAGAGATGAGATTTTAAAGAAAATCACTATGATCAAGAAAACAGTTAATTCAACTGATCTACCAAATGTTTATCTATTACATGGTGAATTCACTGATATTGAGATGAATGAGTTGTATAACCACTCTAAAGTGAAAGCAATGATTAACCTTACCAAAGGTGAAGGTTATGGTCGTCCATTATTAGAGTTT